TTACAAAGCTGGTCGAGTTCGTCTTCCTGGTTCTGAATACTCAGGGTCAAAAGCAACAATAAAACCTATGGTAAAAGAACTTATTAACTGGCCCGAAGGATCAACTGATGACTGCGTAATGGCGCATTGGTTTTTAATTTGGAACGCACCAAATCTTTTTCATATTGGGATGGATAAACCACCAACATTTGCACGACCTAGTTGGATGACTGGCAGAGGTTCTCGCTGGCTCAAATAAGCGCAATGCCACTCTTGAGTGGTATATTTTACACACCTTACACCGCGCCCACAGAAAAGAGAAACAAATGGCAGCGAAGAAAAAGTCAGAAGTTTACAAGTCTAAGTCTGCTATGAAAAAGCACGAAAAAGGCGAAGGCAAAAAAGTTGAAAAGAAAGAATCCAAGGCGGGCATGAAAGATGTAGTTAAGCCTATGGCTAAGAAAAAGATTGCCAAATCTGTCTAATGAAAAAAGCTGCGGCGGCTAAAAAAGTCGCAAAAGTTATGAAGGAATATGGTAGTGGAAAACTCCACTCTGGTTCTAAAAAAGGCCCTGTTGTTAAATCACAAAAACAAGCAGTTGCAATAGCACTTTCAGAAGCAGGAAAGTCGAAGAAGAAAAAGGGTAAATAATGCTCGGTCCAACGGTAGATGAAATTGCTGCGCTTCTTTCAGAGCGCCAAGCATTGCAAGGCCCAATCATTGATTCAATGCGCCAATTGCGTGATGCTTACAATGGCGACCTTATTATTCCGCTACCTGAAATGGATCGCCGTGAAAAGTCAGCAGTTGCTAACTTAATAACCACAGGACTTGACCAAACTGCTATGCGCATTGCTTCAACAATGCCAAGCGTTTATTATCCTGCGCTTAAAGAAGGCGAAAGTATGTCTGAAAAGCGCGCCCGCACTCGCAAGAGAGCAACAATGGGTTGGTGGGAAGCAAACAAGATGCCACTTAAAATGCGCCGTAGAGCGCGTTGGTTAATTGGCTACGCATCATCTCCTGTAATTCTTCGCCCTGATACTAAATGGGGTGCTGCTCGTTGGGATATTCGTGATCCCTTAAATACATTTCCATCAACAGGTGAAGACCCTGACCAAATAACTCCTAACGATTGTATTTTTACTTATTCTCGTTCACGCGCTTGGTTACAAAATCGTTACCCTGAAGCACTTTCAAAATTAAAAGCAGTAAACCCAAAGCCAAGCGACATGGTTCGCATTGTTGAATACACCGATGCCGAAGTAACTGTCCTTATGGCTTGCTCAACTACAAAACCTAATCCTTGGGAAACTGACATTCGTGGTTTGCCTAACGTTGAACTAGAGCGCGTTGCTAACCGCACAGGGCTTTGCCTTGCAGTAGTTCCGGGTCGCATTACTTTAGATCGCCCAATGGGTCAATTTGATTCACTTGTTGGAATGTATAACTTGCAATCTAAGTTAATGGCACTTGAAGTTATCGCAGTAGAACGCGGAATCTTTCCTGATACTTATCTTGTATCTCGCCCAGGAGAAACTGCTCGTTTCGTAGCAGGTCCTTATGATGGTCGCTCAGGTCAAGTAAACGTAGTTCAAGGTGGCGACATCCGAGAGATGACTGCTAACCCTGGCTTTGCTACTAATGGCATGATGGACAGAATCGAACGCGCACAACGCATTGGTTCAGGAACTCCTGCTGAGTTTGGTGGAGAATCAACATCTAACGTTCGCACAGGAAAGCGTGGCGATGCCATTCTTTCAGCCGTAGTTGATTTCCCAATTCAAGAAGCACAAGAAATCTTTGCAGCTTCATTGCAGGAAGAAAATAAACGCGCTATTGCTATTGCTAAAACTTACTTTGGAAACGAACGCAAGTCATTTTATGTTTCAAGTCGAGGCGCAAAAGGACACGTTGATTACATTCCAAACAAAGACTTTGAAGATGACAACAATGTTGTTACTTATTCTCATTCAGGCGCAGATGCCAACTCACTTGTAGTTGGACTTGGACAGCGCATTGGTATTGGAATTATGTCTAAGCAAACCGCACAAGAAATTGACCCATTCATATCCGATCCTGAATTAGAGAAAGACCGTGTAGTAAGTGAAGGACTTGAACAAGCACTCTTACAATCCATTCAAACTCAAGCATCTCAAGGTTCTATTCCCCCTAGCGATGTGGCTGCTATTGTGGCAATGGTCGCAAGCGATAAAGCGAGCTTGGCTGAAGCCGTAACAAAGGTTCACGAAGCCGCACAAAAGCGACAAGCAACTCCTGCACCAACTGGCGCACCTGAAACAATGCCTGGACTTGGCGCACCAGGAATGGGAGCAGAACAACCACAAGCACAACCACAACCACAAGATGTTGGAGCATTTCTAGCATCACTCGGAGCAGGTGGTCAATAATGCCTAGAGGTCGCGGTGGTAAAAGAGATGGTGCTATTGGAAAGAACTATTCAAATAGAACTGACCTACAAGGACAGAATGTAGTTTCTGCACAACCCTCAAATCAACCAGGGAAAAAAATGGCTGCACAAGCCGCTAGTGGTCAAGCCTATGGCGCTGCAACTGCTCAATTAAATGCGCAAGAAGCATTGCCAATTGCTAATGCTCCTGCTGCTCCTGCTGCTCCTGCTGCTCCTATGAATACAGGACAACCACAAGCACCAAGAGCGCCTTTAACTCCACTTAACGCTCCTACGGATCATGGTTTACCTTTAGATTATGGGATGCCAGGAACTGCAAACGCAGTTACTCCACCATTGAATACTGATGTAACAGTCAAAGCGTTAGGGCTTCTTAACTCACTTGGCGATAACGTTTCACCACAAGTCGCAATGATTAGAAGTTATTTACAAGCTAATGCGGCTAATGGTGCGACTAGATGAGTCTAAACACTCCATTACCTCAAGCACCATTAACCCCTGCTGAACAACTAGCAGCAAATCTTGATGCTATTCACCAATCAGGAAATAGTTATATGGATGTGCCTGCACAAGTTGCTGTTGCTGCCGGACCACAAAATCAAGATCAAACTTTAAGTATTGTTGACACAATTAATAAAGCAATTGCTAATAACAAAAGTGCAGTTGAATCATTTTTTGCAGATGCCCAACAAAGTCGTATTCCTTCAATAACTCAAAAAGCAACTTCATTGCTTAAATCAGTTTATGACCCAAGCATTATTACCGAAAACCATGTTTATAAAATTCAGCAAGATATGATTAAAGCAAAAGCAGCCCCTGATGGCGCTGTGGCAAATGGCGTATGGGATTCTTCTTGGACTAATGCTATGGCTAATTATCGAATTGAAAGTTTTGACAAACCAACCGTAGGTAACGCGCCAGCAAAATCAACTGTTCAACACGTTCTTGATGCTTTAAGTTTTTCTCGTAATGTGAATGTATTGTTACAGGTTGTTAAACAAATGCCCGGCTCTCTTAGACAATTGATAGGTGATGCTGTTGGGGAAACTGGATCAATGTTTGGCAAAGGATTTTATTCCACAGAAGTTGCTTCTGAAAAAAAAGCACAAATTGCTTCTGCCACAGAAAATTTATTGGGCGCAAAAACAACCGCTAAAGAAATAAAACAAAAAGAATTACAACGCTCTATTGAAGATTTAGGGACTCTTTTAATTTTTCTTCCAATGGCTCGTTTGGGTTCAGGATTAAAAGCAGCAGGAGTTACTGCAAAAACAGGTAAAGTTCTAACCGCAGCAGAAGTTGCTCCAAAATATACTCTTTTGAATTCTATGGTTTCAACAGCACAGACTGGCACTATTGGAATTATGCAACCTTCCGCTAGGGCTTTTCTTAACAAACCAATTTTGAATAGTATTTATAAAGGTTTTGCAGTTGGCATTTCTAAAACTGCCCCTATGCAAATTCCTATTAGAAATACAATTGCACAACGTCTTCGTCTTCCAATAGTTCGCGCAGCAAACCAAGCAGGTTTAGCAGTATTAGGTGCAGGATTAAAAGAACAAGCAATAGCACTTGGCGAAAGTAAATTAGGTGCGCGTGAGGGAACATTAGATACAACTGTTTATGGACTTGCCCCTATTAGTGGAAAACTTGCCGCGGCTTTAAATATTTTTTCAATACAAATGAATCCGGGTGGTGCTACAAGAGCAGGTGTTAAAGAAATCATTGGCGATACTGCAAAAGCAGGAGTTGCTTTACGTAATGCTATGGATGACACAGGCATACTTGTTGCATGGCAAAAAGCCAACCCTGGCAAAGATTATGATTATCCTACTTTAGTAGCAAATAATGAATTAGCAGGTGGTAAAGAAATAGATATTCTAAAAACCATAGGGCAACAATTTAATAAAATTGCTTTAGATCATGCTATGGATATTGAAAAAGCACCATTGATTGAAGATGGCACTTGGTTAAAGATGACCAAAGATGAAAGAGAAGAATGGGCGCAAAAAACCCAACAAATGATTTGGCGCGAAGCAGTAGTTAATCCAAAAGGAAGACTAGCCGCCTCTAGGGAAAGTTTAGTTGTTGATCATAATGCTATGGAAACAGGATTTAGAGAAATTGGCGTTCAAGCTAGTGGAGATTTCCGCGCTAGTTCTTTAGCCAAAAAGGGAACTTCTAGTTTTGCTAATCAAGTTAAAGCCAACGCTGTATTTGAAAATGCCTTAGCCCCCGAATTACAAAAATACTTTATTCATCCATCTACCTTAAATGAATATAAAGTTCAAAAACCTTTACAAGCAGAAAAATCACTTCTTGCGCAATCTGACCTTGAAGCAGGAATTGGCACAGGAGAAGTGCCACCATCTAAATTAAACATAAGCGATATAAGCAATCCTGAAATGGCTGATGGGGCAGCAGGACTTGCTCGCATTGATACTTTGACAAAGAATGATGCTAAAAAACTTTATGATAAATTATTTCAACAAGTGCAAGATGCCGGGACACCCGAAGAAAAAATGGCAGCAAAGATTGCTATTGGCAAAGCCCTAATTGAAGAATTTGGCGTTAATGTTTATAAATTAGGTGGACACGATTCCTATGATTTACTTGCATTAGTAGAAGCAGAAGGTAATAAACTTGCAGGCGACCTTCATTTAATGAAAGATGCGCCTGAAGAATTAAAGGCGATGGTTGCTCAACTTAAAGACCTTGGTTACAAACCTGTATATGGAACTGATATTGGTCATCAATTTACCAAAGGTGTTCAATATACAAATCTAGGTGCAGCCAATATTAGGAATAGTTCAAGAACTTATGCTTGGTTAGGAATAAGTCCTCGCCTGTCTAGTTCAGAAGCGGTATCTGCTCGATCTAATATAGAACAATTGCGCACATTACAAGACAGAATTGATAGTGGAAAAATTGAAGTTTTGCCTGGATTTAATGCAAGTTATTTAAGAACTTACATTTATGAAAATCTCCCTAAAACATCTAAATTATATTGGGGTCAAGAAAAAGTATTAAATTTTGCTAAATCTAGTTTTCTTAAAAAAAATAACTATGAAATTCCTATTAAACGTTTAATGGAAGCAGATTCTTCTCTTACGGAAGAAGGAGCATGGGCAAAAATTTTAGAAGCCAAAAAATCAGAATTAGGATTGCGCGAAGTTCCACCTGATGTTCTTATGAAAATCCTTACAAAGCCTTTAGAAAAAGATGTTGCAGAACTTATGGGTCTTGATGCAGGTTATCCATTTATGAGCAAAGAATCTGCAAGACAAACCATTCAAGCCCTGTGGCGCGCAAGAGTAAGTGTTCCAATGGAAATGATTGGTGGCCTTGCTAAAATTGAAGATATTTTGTATGCAGGCATGGGTATTGGAAATACCGCGTGGATGGAAAAAGTTGGACTTGGAAGTTTTGCTAAACAAAAATGGGTGCAAAAGACCGCTTTTACTATGAAGGGCGCGCCTGCCCGCTTGCAAAACCTTCGTAGTCGTGTTCGTTATCAAGAATCAATTGTGTTTGCTTATCGCCGTATGAGCAAAACAATGCTTAAAGGTATTACCGAAGACATCCCACCTGTTATGTATCCTGAATCTAAAATGGAAGAAATGGGTATTACTGCTACTGCTGACAAAATTTACAAACGTATTTTCCCTGAGAACTTAGCAAAAGATATGTTTCTTGATGATGCTGAACGTGTAATCAAAGAAGCAGATTTTTATAACCTTTACTCCCCACGGGAATATGAAAAATGGTCTGCTTATTGGCTTTCTAAAAAAGGATATTCTGATACTGAGATAGTTCAAAAATTAGAAAACGTTATGGGTTATGGCGAGCGCACAGCAGCCGAACGTTCACTCAATGCAATCTTTTTCCCATTCTCATTTAACAAAACTGTTATGCGCCAATTTGGAATGTTCCTTTTGACTCATCCTGGCAAACGTTTAGTTATTGAAGGAATCATGGAACTATACGATCAAGTAGATGGACCTAAATTCCGAAAGTGGATGGAAGACAATACGCCACTTATCAAACAAGTAGAACAATTAAACGCTCTTAAACATGGTGTAGGACTTGGGCAAGGTTTTGGTATTAACGCTCCTTACATTAGTGGGCTTCTTACTTTGCTTGGACCTAAAACATTAGATTACGGCGCACCAAAAAAGAATGATGGAAACCTACAACTTCTAAAACAATATGTTCCTGTGGTCAAAGAATTTATGGATTTGTTTATAGATAAAAACAAATTGGCTCTTAGTGGTCAAGTTGGCGATACCGCTAAAACTATTGCTCTAGGTCTTGGACTTGCAGAAAACATTAAACGCGTTACTGGTAGTTATCAGGTTGAAACTGACTTTCAACCAAAACGCCATCCTTTAATGCCTGATGCTGCCCAACAAAACGCAGCTTGGGATTATCGTTCTCGCCTTATAACAGGACTTTCTCCTGTCCTTGAACACAATTATAAAAATCCTAATAGTCGAGTTGTATGGCCCAATTTGATTCCAGTTGAAACAGGACTTATTGGAAAGCCAATTAATAAGGCTACTATTGGAGAATTAGTCCACTATAAATACCCTGCTTGGGATAATGCCCAATCAGCAGTTATATCTGCCCGAAAACTTACTGAAGCAGATCGTTTCATCGGAGAAACAACCAAGAGGAATCCCCAACTTGGGGCGGGTTATCGTAAATTTGAAGATGCCGCAGTCAAGGTCAGCAACGCTATAAACAAAGACAACGTTAGTTTGGATAATCTTGCTAAGATTACAGATATATTTAGAGGTATAGCGATAGAATTGTCCGTTAAGGACAGAAACTTTGCTGACTTTTATAAGACACATTACGAACGTTTGTTCGGTCCATTGGAAGGATTTAAGCCATGACCTGGGTAGCCGACTCTAAAGGAAAACTTACCGTCTGGAAAGCTGATGGAAAAGGAAATCCAAATAAAGTAGGAGATAACGTAACTTCTGATCCATTTGCGGCTTTTACTAATTTGCCAGGCATGAGCAGTTCAGGTAGTTCAGGCATTGGCAAAGTAGATATAACTGCCAACGAATATGACATTACAGGTTTAGGTCTTCCTGCCACAGTAACTAACGGCAAAACCACAATGAATGCAGATACTTTTATTAAAGCACTACAAAAGACTGCCCTTACTGATTCTGGCGCTTGGGCTGGAATTCAATACGCGATGTATCGCGCAAATTATTATGGCAAAACAACTCCTACTTTTGGAACATGGGACAAAAATTCAGACTTAACTAGCATTAAACAATTTATGGAAGCACTTACTTTATTAAATGATGACCCAACTAAACCTGCATCTGTTAATACTTTTCTTACGGATCAAGAAAATGCTGCAATTAGTTTAGGCGGCAATGGAATCCGCCCTCAAATAGCAAAGGTAACTGTTCCTAATACCCTTGACCTTAACTACATTTCAGATAAAGCATTTAGAAGCGCGCTAGGTCGCCCACCTACCGTTAAAGAAAGCGCCGCATTTGCTAAGTCTTATCAAGCAGATGTTATGGCTGTTGCCCGCGCTAATGCTGCGGCTACTGCTCCTGCAATGCCTAAGATGCCAGAAGCGGCTGCGCCTCAACTTCCAACTATTCCCGGACAAACAAAGCCAAGTATTAAGCAACCTACAATTGCTGAAAACTTTGCTCAAGCACAAACTTCCCCAACTGTTTCCGTTGTTGGAAAACAAGATGTTCCTAATGCAGATGTTGCAGCAGCAGAATTTGCTAGACAAGCAGACCCTACAATGGCAGGGGTTGAAGGATTAAACTCAGCTTTAAGTAATTGGTTCAAATCTCTCGGTGGGGGTGGATTGGCATAATGGCAACTAAAAAGAAACCTTCAACTGATGCGCAGATAATTGCTAAGGCAAAGAAAAATACGCCTTGGCTTATTCCGCTTCTTACTGACCCAACACACGGAAAAACTTATCTTGATTGGGCTAGAGCAGCCGAAGCAGGCAAGCCTGTTACAGATCAACAAGTTGCTGCTGCCACTTATAATTGGGACATAACTCAAGTTTGGAATAAAAATCAAGCTGCATTATTTAATCTTAGTCTTTCAAATCCCGGAGAATATAAATCTCAACTTGGTGAAGCAACGGCTTCTGTTGATAGCGCAATTCAAAAATCAGGACTTCCTGTTGACACTAACAAACGTCAAGAACTTATTGATGACATATTCTTAAAAGGTTGGAAAGCAACTGACCCACGCATTGCTGAATTAGTCGGTGGAACTTATGACGTTACTAAAGTAACTAGCGGAACTGCTCAAAACCTTACAGACCAAATGAAAAGTCTTGCTAGAAGTTATATGATTCCTTTAGACCAAACAACACTAAATACATGGGGTCAGGCAATTTCTAAAGGCACTTCTACTATTGAAGATATGACTAAATATCTTAAAGGTCAAGCTGCTGGTTTATATCCATTTATGTCTGGCGTTATTGATTCAGTAACTCCTGAAACTTATTTCTCTCCATTAAAAAGTTTAATTCAAACTAACTTAGAAATTAATCCTGCTGCAATTGACTTTAATGACCCAAGCGGTAAATGGATGAACCTTGCTTATTATAAAGACCCTAAGACTGGGGCTAATGTTGCACGATCAAACTCTGAAGCAATTAAAGAAATGCGCACAAATCCTATTTATGGATACGATACAACTCAAGGCGCAATAGATTCAGCATACGCGCTAGGTTCACAAATTCGCTCACTAACAGGACACGGGGCATAAAATGGCATTTAATCCTATGGACATGAATACTCCTAGTGTCGCACCCACACCAACCAAAACTATTGCTCAACTTCAAGCAGATATTGCTGCTCAACAACAAAAAGTAAAAGACTTAACAGCAACTGCTCTTGCAGCACAAACAAAAGCAGAAGCAGCAACTGTAAAGATGGACCCTACTTATGGTGTTACTTTGGCACAACAAGCCAAAGATGCAGCAACTCCTGGCTCTCAAGCATATATTGATGCTAACAATGCTTTAACTCAAGCAAAAAATGTTGTTGCCCTTGGTCCTAAGCCAGCAGATAAAGCAGGTTATACAGTTACCCGCGTAGGCAACACTTGGCAATATGTTTCTAATGGAACAGGCGGGGGTGTCGGCGGTGGTGGTTACATTCCACCAACTACTCCAACTACTCCGGCTACTCAACCTGCTGCTATTAAAGGAGTAACTCAATCCGCTAAAGATATTGTTAATCAATTCCTTTTGGAATCAGGCATGGGTGAATTAAGCAATGATGTTTGGTCGCAATGGACAGCAGGAACTAGCGCTCCACAAATTATTGATTATGTTCGTAAAACCCCTCAATATGCGGCTCGTTTTCCAGCAATGGCTGCTCTTAACAAAGCAGGGCGCAATATCTCTGAAGCGGCTTATATTGCTAAAGAACAAGCTGATATTGATTTAATGAAACAATATGATATTCCTTTAAGCGTTTATGGAACTACTGCTTATTTGGGAAGCCTTATTGAAAACAATGTAACTTATAACGATCTTAATAGTCGTCTTATTGCGGTTCGAGATACTGTGAAATCTTATGATCCTTCAATCCTTAAATATGCTCAAGATACTTTTGGGTTATCTGAAGGCGATTTAATGGGGTGGGCGCTAGACCCAGTTAAAACATTGCCAGCGATTCAACAAAAAGCCGAAGCCTTTAAGATTGGTGGTGCTGCCCTTGCTGCTGGTTATAACGCTCAAAGTGCTAATAAAGAACTTACTCAAGAACAAGCAAATGCTTTGGCTGCTGCGGGAATTACCCAACAACAGGCCCAACAAGGATTTACTAACCTAGGTCAAATGGGTCAATACCAACAAGCCCTTCCTGGAGAAGCAACTGCTCCTTTGACCGAACAACAATTAATCAATGCCCAATTTGGGTTAAATGCTCCTGATGTTGAAGCTCTTAAAATTGCCAAACAAAAGAAACTTTCTGAGTTTGAACAAGGTGGAAACTTTGCGGCTACTCAAGCAGGAATTGTTGGATTAGGCACTTCATCTAACGTCTAATAACTTGCACCATAAGGTTGACTCGGATAGCATTTCATTACTAAGGTCCGACTTTGTTGTAGATAGTTTCCAAATCGTCTATCTCAGACCTTAAAGAGATTTGATGGGAATTGCCCCGTGAATGGCTATACGGTGTCAACTCTGGCTTTCGAGCCAAATCATGTATTACTAAGCCCTGCCGCATCACATTCCTAGTAGATGCGCGAAACAGAATTGGAAAAAGCAATGAGCGAATACGATCTTGACAATGAAGAATTAGAACTAACAACGGATGACAACACAGGCGAAACCGACAGAGATTCTCGGTCATTTGTGCGTAAGTTGGAGCAGGAAGCGAAAGACGGCAAAAGAGCAAGACGTGAGGCTGATGAAGCCAAAGCGGATGCAAATGCTGCAAAGCGCGAACTAGCTTTAATGAAGGCAGGAATTGATTTGGATTCTCCAACAGGTAAATTGTTTGTGAAGGCATACGATGGAGAAATATCAGCAGATGCAATCAAGGCGGCAGCAACAGAATATGGTCTAATAGCCACATCTGAAACTCCCGAGGTGCAAAATGATTTGGCAGCGCTAAATCGTGTATCTCAAGCCTCAACTGGTTCTACTGGTTCAGTTGCTCCTGGTGTGCTTGAAGCAATTAAAAATGCTTCACCCGAGGAAGTTCTCAAAATTCTTCAAGAAAACAATATCGCTATTTCAAACGAACAACCCGGCGGGTGGGTTTCACTCGTCTAACCCTTAGCGAAAGAGAACTAACAAATGGCATTAACACAGGTCAGTTCGCTTGACATCTCGAAGGCAGCGTATGAGCAACTTGCTTACTACGCACTACGCCCAGAGTTATACTACGATTCACTCGTAGAAGTTCAAGCAACAAACGCAACATCACGCGGAACTTCCGTAACATTCACAATTGCTTCTGATCTTGCTGAAGCATCAACAGCTCTTACAGAAACTTCAGACGTTACTCCAGTAGCAATGGCTGACTCTTATGTAACAGTTACACCTCTTGAATACGGTAACGCTGTTCAACTTACTTCTAAGTTAGGCGCAACTGCGTTCCTAGAAGTTAACCCAATTGCTGCAAACGTAATCGGTTGGAACGCTGGTATCTCAACAGATGCTATCGCTAGAACTGCTGCTGGCGCAGGAACAAACGTTGCATACACATCAGGAACAACACGTGCTGGTCTTGCAAAGACAAACACACTTACAGGTAACGATGTCCGTAAGGCTGTTGCTTCACTTCGTAAGAACAACGTTCCTACATTCAATGGTATGTATAAGGGTCTAATCCACCCAGACGTTTCATACGACTTCCGTGGTGCAACTGGTGGAACAAACTGGTCAGACCCACACGTTTACTCTGATCCTTCAGGTATCTACAATGGTGTAATTGGTAACTTCCAGGGCGTTCAGTTCATGGAAACACCTCGCGCTCCTTTATTTGCTGATGGTGGACTAAACTCATACACAATCTCAACAATTGCTGTTGCTTCTTCAGTTGCAACAATCACAACTTCTGCTGCTCATGGTCTTGCAGTTAGCGATACTCTGACAATTTCAGGTGCTACCGCTACTTCAGGAACAGGATCAACATCACAACTTGGCTTTAACGCTCAGTTCACAGTTGCAACAGTTCCAACAACAACAACTCTTACAATTTCTGTTGCTGGTCTATCTGCTGTTAACGCAGGAACTTCCCTAACACTTGCTGTTAACGCAGTAGATGTTTATGGAACTCTTGTAATGGGTCGTCAAGCACTTGCTAAGGCATTTTCAACAGGTGGCGGTTATGGCGAACAAGCTATTATCGTTGACGTTCCTGTTATTGATACACTTCGCCGTTTCACAGGCGTT